ATTGCTGGGATTCGCCCGCAGCCTTCTGTTCAGAAGACAGGACAGTTGGCGTCTTGGGGAATGGACGTGGCTCAAGAAAACCGTCCACCTCAGCTGGAGACTGATCGTTACCCCGTCGTTCTGTCGCATCCACACCCGTGCCTAAGTAGTTCGTCCGTGCCAATCCTTGCCCTACTCCCCTGGGTTCGCCCAACTCTCCAGGATCGCGGCTCGTAACACTAGGTGAGGCTTGAATCAATGTTGATAACTCAATAGTTACCGTTTGTGGAGTGGTCTTTGGCTGGTCCTGTGATTGTGTTTCCACATCAGCAGGCAACCGTGTCAATCCGGGCGCTGGACGGGCTTGTCCCATCCCGAGCTCCAAATCTACCACCTCAACATTGTCCGCCACCTCTCCTGAGCAAGGCAACCCCTGCACATTAGGGTTGTTTGACTTCGGCCCACCTGCGGTTTTATCTCCTTCATTGGAGATCCTGGCTTGCGCAAAGCTCAAGACAGGCCCACTAGGCACCCCAGCCCCTTCGCAGTTACTATTCAGAACATCCACAATCATGTGTGGACTTACGGGTTCCCATCCTCGGTCATCGCTAACACTTTGGAGATTCAGACCAGCGGCGGCCCTCAAATCCTCATTATCAGCTCCAAGTTCCAATGCCCTTTCGCATGGTGGGTCACCCCCTGAAATATCAAACTGCAAAGGTCCGCATGCTGGATCCACGCGTGTGTCCTCCGCGCTTCCGGTGCTGGACAGGCTAGCCACGTCAGCAGGCTCACCAACTTGAGATTGGAGTGCTGCACCAAGTTGCACTAGCGGTGCAACGTGCTTATCGTCGGCATCTTGAGGCTTGTTACGCTTCTCGCGCGCAACGATGCTTTCGATGCACTCTTTTCTCAAGCCCAATGCCTTAGCTACATTAGACGAAATGGGAAAATCCTCCACAAACGTGACGGGATGCAGCAAGTGCTTGTCTTCTATCTCCGCCATGCTCATGATAAGATCTGCCTCAGCCCACTCCGCCTTCAATTGCTCGATCCGGTGCGAATTCAATTCCTTGATGTTCTTGAAATGTGACACTTTCACCATCGCCCAAGTGCTCGTTTTCGCATGCGCCAGTACTGAGTCAATGTCATTGAGACAATCTGCTAAACGATAATCCCCATCCTCACGTCCAAGTCGCTTCTGATCATCGTCGTATACTGTTGCTGCGTTAACGTCATTCAATTTGCTATAAGCGTACATAAACATGGCACGAGCGAAATGTCTCACAACCATCGTTGATTGCAAGGATATAATTCTCTGCCAAATATCTGTACATATCATAGCTAATTCTTTTTGTGTCAACATCGTTTGTGTAACATCATCTGGCAAGTTAGACCGCAAAACCTTGAACGCTATCAAGCGACCCATGTTCCGTTCCAATTTTCCGACATGCACATAACCTGTTTTGTCTCCGCACCATATGTGATACCGCGACAGGACTTCTGCATCCGTGCGTTCTTGTGGTGACGAACAACAATCGAGTAATTTGTACATGTCTGCGAAACGATCCACGCGTTCTTCCTGACTAGAATACCTACCAGCCACTATTCCCTGTAAATTGTCATCTCCATCACCAATGGTAGTCCTACGCTTACCGTCCAGTGTCGCGTTTATGGCTCGCACCCCTTCTATTTCACCTAGGCATCTAATGTCCTCGGCGAATTCTAGCATCAGCACGAGCCAGCGATTCATAAGGGACGTGATACGTTCGCCGGAGAAAAGCAATGCGTCACGTGGGTCCATTAGTACAGTGATGTACCGTAAACGCCACTTGATCATCTTTTGCTTTTCTTTCGCATCGAGAACGAAGTCATAATTGCGTAACACCATGTTTAGGTGACGGCGTACTGGCTCCAGTACCGCTTCCGCTACTCGCCGTAAGCGGCTTCGGTCATATATGGTCCAGGACGAGTCCATGGCTGAATAATCATCTGATTCTGGCGTTAAGCCATTACTCGTCATGGATCTCAGCAAATTCTCCATTGCGAGATCACATTCCTCGAGTGATAACTTCTTTGTAATCAGATGTGGGTAGCATTCCTTCATCAGGTTTTCCAGAGGACCTACTGACATAGCGTCCTCCATGTTGGACACTGGCCCTAGATTGCCGATCAATCTGGCATGTTTCATTAATGGCAACATCAACTCACCCGCTTTCGTGAAGCCTGAGAGCACTCGTTCCTTCCAACGTGCGATGTTGCCATCAGCCTGCCTAGCTTGTTCAGCTTTCTCTGGCATTTCATCTTTCATGGTCTGTGTCCACTTTTCCGGCGGCTTGAAGTGACTAATTTTTGCGGCTACTGCCTCTGCACTACGCTCAAAATGAGCTGCCATCGTATCTGCAGCAAGATGTAATCTACGCTCTGTCTCATGGTCCGGCATTTTCAAGTCTTCCTTGGTACGAGGGTGTTTCAGCCTCCTTAGATGGCGATGTACACCACTGATCTCGTTTTCCATGCTCGGTTGAAGTGCGTTGATTATTTCTATTATCTCGGGTCCTAATACCACGCCGGAGAAGTCTATAAGCTTCTCCTCGTCTGGCATTTGTATTTTGACGCCGCGCTGCTTATCTTCGAACAGCTCATAAATGGTGCGAGGCTTGATGCTCACTGATTCGCGAAGTTCATTCGGTGCAGCAGATGACGTCCTCGTCCTAAGCAGTTTGTACATCATTGGTTTGATGTCATCTTCTTCTGCCTTTTCAGCTGCCTTTGAATCCACCTTCGCCGAATTACCAACCTCAAAGGTTTCATCGTCCGGATCGTGCAACTCTGCGACGTTTAATGCGAACGCCGCAGTAACAAATTTGCATGCAAGTGTATATTTTACCCGTTTGATCGACGGCATTTTCTTCGCCGAGTCGCAGCTCTCGTTACTCACACGCGTCTGCACTGGGGCTGACGCTACCGTGTCTTGGGAGGTCTTCTCCTGCTCGGCGTTCCAAAGCTCCCGGATGGCCTGTTCGACGGCCTGCGCAGCAACTCGAACAGTCACGTAGTGCTGACGCCACCCGAAATAGCTGTTGAAATAACACCCGACCAAAGCCAACCCGATGAGCAAAGGCATTGCATGGTAATGCTCCTCCAGTGCATCAAATCGAAGCTGGCCCAGCTGCTTCACAACAGTCACAAACGAGTAACCCACGAATGTTTGGTAAACAATCCATGGGCAAACGCAGACTATCATAAACCAGTTGTGGTTCCAGGTGCGCCTTATGAGCCGGTAGACCCATTCATGCTGGGTCCTGCCATAGAGTATGTCGAGATCATCGTCATCAAGTGCGATCCTGATGACGGTGCTGGAGCTGGTTGATTTGCCCTTCGGCAACTCATACCCGTGCTCAATGACTCCGAAGTTCGACAAGTTGGATAAAATGATGGTCCAGTCACGCCACGCTTTCATAACACATGCCCGATGCATCTTCAATTTCAAATGTTTGCTATGAAAGATCGTTGGCTTATAGAAACTGGTTGCGTTCTCCTCGTTACTGCCCTTCCCACTCGCAGACGGATTAGTCTGCATAGCCATTGTGAGTGTGTTTGTTTCTTTGTTCAACTAATACAAATGAGTGTAAAGTTGAGGTCAAAGAGCGGGTTAGACTCGGAGTAGAACGCGGCGCGTGCAAGAGTGTAAAACTCAGTCCGTGCGCAGGCTCAGAGGCGGGGGCCTTGAG